TCGGCGGGGTCCGCACCAGCCAGCCGGACTCGGCCCGCCCCAGGCGGGCCGTTTCCACAGGCAAAACTCTGCGGCTCATGCCACAGGGTGTGGCCTCCCAACCCCGGATGACCCCTACCCTGTTCTGACCTGTCCCTCGCGCGCAACGCCCGCGCGTATGCGCGCATGATGTCATCATCGATCCCTTGCGCATCCACAGCAAACCCGCTAGGCTCCGTCCGTGGCCGGGCGACCAAAACACAGAGCCAGAATGCGCGAGCAGCAGGAGGCCCAGAAATCCGGCCGCCCCACCCTCGCCGCCAGCGGTCGTACAGCCCCAAAGTATCAGTACCTCGCTGATATCTACGCCGAGCGGTACACGACTTTTGACGCCCTGCGTATGGCCATGGTCCACAACGGCATTGTCGACCACGGCATCAACCCATACGACGTTATTCAGCGCGCGATTGACGACACGACGACTGACTACCTGCTTCTCCGACGCACCATCGACAAAGAGACCAACGGCGACCCAGAACTCCTCGTAGATCACCCGCTCTACCACTACATGGAGCAGATGCGCGAGGCCGCTGTCCGTTACGCCACCTTCGCCACGCAGTACGACATTCAACGCCGTCAGCTCAAGCTGAGCGAGTCAAGAGTCGCCCTCCTCAGCCACACCCTGCGCGATGTCCTTCAAGACCTTGGCCTAAATCATGAGCAGATCCGCGAGGTACCAAAACTCCTGATAGCTAACCTCAAGAACAGCGAGCCGCCAAGCAACAACGGCCGAAATGGCGCACGGCTCGACGCGAACAAGGCCGAGGCCATCGCTGAAATTTTACACCACGACGCCGAAGTCAGCATCATGGACGCCGACCCCATCACCGACGCCGACGTGGTAGAATGAGCCCAGCGAACCTCTACGCTGACCTGAACCTTCTCGACGATCTTGAGGAGCTTGACCGCCTCTGGAACCCAGCCCCCAACCCGTATGAGAACGACCCCGTGGGCTGGGTGAACTCCAGGGGCATCGAGACTTGGTCCAAACAGCGCGAAATTTACAACTCAGTAGCCAAACATCGCTACACCGCCGTAAAAAGCTGCCACGGGCCGGGCAAGAGCTACACCGCAGCCAACATCGTAGCTTGGTGGCTCGACACAAAGAAGGACCCCTTCGCCGTGACGAGCGCCCCCACCTCACACCAGGTTCGCACCATTCTGTGGCGGGAAATCCGGCGCGCCAAGAAGATCGCAGACATGCCGGGCAAAATCAGCCAGGGCCAAGTTCCTGAGTGGCGAATTGCTGAAGAGTTGGTCGCCTTTGGCCGTAAACCGGCTGACTACCTCGACCCCGTGGAGGCCGCCGCCGCCTTCCAGGGCATACATGCGCTGCATCTGTTGGTCGTCCTCGATGAAGGCAGTGGTATTCCGGAGTGGCTGGCCCAGGCGACTGAGACCCTCATCACGAACGAAAACAGCAGGCTCCTGATTATCGGCAACCCTGATAACCCACTCTCTTACTTCGCCAAGGCGTTCCGGCCGGCCAGTGGTTTTAACACAATCAAAATATCAGCCTTTGATACCCCGGCCTTCACCGGCGAGCCAGTCTCAAAGGAGCTAGCTGAGAAACTGACGTCAGAGATCTGGGTTGAAGAGCGCAAAAGGCGCTGGGGCACGAACTCGCCGGTGTACAAAAGCAAGGTCCTGGCTGAGTTTCCTGACATCACCGACGACACTGTGTTTACCCCAGCCATGATCTCGGGAGCCATCGCAAATGACCGTTCAAGATACGCCGTCAACAACCCAGGACGATACGGCTTCGATGTCGCCCGCCTTGGCGCCGACGAGTCAGTCGTCTACCACAACCGGAACGGCTACGTCCGCCAAGTCGCCCGTTGGAGCAAGACCGACACTATGGAGACCGTCGGACGTTATCGCAGGCTACACCCCAGCCTTCAACCCGAGGCCACCCCAGTAGCAGTAATTGACGTCAATGGTCTGGGCGCTGGTGTCTTTGACCGTCTGCGTGAACTCAATTACCCCTGCAACCCATTTAACGGTGGCGAACGGGCCTACAACCCCACAAAATACAAGAACCGACGCTCAGAAGCCTACTGGGAAGCCCGTGAAATGTTCGAGGAAGGGCTAATCGACATTGAGGAACTCGATGAAGACCTAGCCGCCGAACTCATGGAAACGCACTTCAAGCCGAACTCCACGGGGCAAATCCAGATCGAGTCCAAAGAAGACATCACACAGCGACTCGGCCGAAGCCCGGACAGGGCCGACGCTTTTGTGATGTCCCTGCAACAGGCGGCCACCGCTGCGGTGTCAAACACCCCAAATCTACCTCAAAAAGCCCACGAAATCCCACAAAATCCACACGAAACCTCACAAAAAGCCCCATCAGAACCCACAGATTTGGTGAGCGATCTCATGGATATCAACTTCTGAAAGGAAAAACAGAGTGCCACCCCAAAACGTCAAAGGCACCGTTGAGTCATCAGGCCGTGACGACCCATACATCCCCAACAAGCCAGACAAACGCATCCGGCTGGTGAATCTGAGCTCAGCACGTGGTCCAGGTCAGGGCGCGCCACCGTCCGACCACCTGAACACCTACCCGTTCCCGTTCATGGGGCTGTTTGCCCCCGCTCGACACGGTCATTTCCCAGTATTTGGCGTTGGCACGGCTCGACGGGTGGGCGCATGGCGCGCTGCTGGCACAGGAACTCTGGGCGGGAACCACAAGGACTACTGATGCCAGAGCACGAGTATGAAGAAGAAGCCATCGCGGACCCGAACGCCGACCAGCCCGATGTCGATCCAAACCCGGAGCCAGATGATGTTGATGCTGAGACACCAGCTCACCCGGACGAAACTCCTGAGTGATGCTTAAGCGCATCTGGATCCCATCACCTAACTACTCCAGCCGGGGTGCAGCGGGCGTTCGGCTCATAGTGTTACATACCGCCGAGGGTGCCCGCACCATCGAGAGCCTGGGTAGCTTCTTCCAGGGCAACGTCCAGGCAAGTTCTCACGTCGGCGCTGACGACAAGGTCAATACGGTTGGTGAGTACGTCAAGCGCGGGAATAAGGCTTGGACTCAGTCAGCGTACAACAGTGCGGCCGTGTCTATCGAGCTATGTGCCTTCTCTGCCTGGTCGTCTGCTGAGTGGAATAACCACCCCAACATGCTCGCCAACTGCGCGGCGTGGATCGCGGAGGAGGCCCAGGCGTTCGGCATCCCGATCACGAAGCTCACTGCGTCTCAGGCTCAACGCTCCGGGCGAGGCGTCTGTCAGCACGTGGACCTGGGGCGTGCTGGCGGCGGACACCACGACTGTGGGAGCGCCTTCCCGATGGACCACGTTCTGGATATGGCGCGTAAAGGCGGCTCCACGCCGCCACCACCTGAACAGGAGGTCGATGAGATGATCGCGTCAGCCGTGTCTGACGGCGGGACCCTGCATGTGTTCTGGGCCGACGACGACCGCCAGACGGTCAAGTACCGCTACCAACGCGAGGGCGAGTCGGCCTGGCAGGACGGCGGGGTGCTAACCAAAGCACCCAAGAAGATCGCCGGGCTGTCCGCGACGCTGTCGGCGACCGGGACGCTGGAGTTGTTCGCCCGCTATGACAACGGTGACGTCGGGCATCTGTGGCAGAACGCCAGGAGCACCAGTTGGTCGGGCGGAGAGGCTGGCAAGCAGAAGGCCGCGTTCAGCGCGCTACCGTGATCAAGCCCCATGAAGGTCATTGCTCAGAAAATCTGGAATGAGCCAGCCGCAGCTATCGGCCTCTTGGCCACGGTGGTGTTGCTCGTGATTAATCTGCTCGGTGATAAAGATTGGGGAGCGCAGAACGTCATTGCGATCCTTGCTCCATTTGCCACCTCGCTTGGCATCAGGGGGCTGGTAATGCCGATGTCTAAGCTAGAGGAGGCCACCAAGCCAGAACAGGTTACTGTCGGTACCACGTATCAAAAGCGGCCGAGTGAATGACATGGGACGAGCCAACTTTACTGGGGATCGCTGCTGTCATATCTGCTGTTGGCGGGATTGCCTCGACGATCATGGCAATCCGCAAGTCACACTCAGAGGAAGAACAGCAGTGTCTGGAGCGCCTGAAGGAAGCGCGTGTCGAAGCCGAGGCTTCTGCTCAGGAGCTACACGAACGGAAGATGCATGATGCAGAGGCCAAAGACTAGCGTGATGTTTAGCATTTTGGCGGCAACGGCCTTCACTTCAGCCGGTGGGTTTGGGACAGCGGCGGTACTTGCACAGACCAACCCAACAAAAACAGTCACAATTACACTCAAGAACGGCGAACAGGGGATTCCAGGTCCCCAGGGACCAAAAGGCGATACTGGTGGAACGACTTGCCCATCAGGCTTTGAATTCGGAAAGCTGGTCATCAATCATCCAGGCGGACAGGCAACCATTTTCGCCTGCTTGACGCCAGACTCAAACTAGGAGAAACATGGAAACCGAAACCACAGAAGCTCCAGAGCCTCAGCCACAGCAGCCGCCCCAGCCGCCGCCGCCGGGGCCGCAGCCCGACCCCACACCGCAGCCGCCTGAGACCCAGCCGCAGCCCGAGCACACCGAGGAGGAGGAGGACAATGGCTGACAAGGACAAGAAGAGCCAAAGTGGCCCGCCGACGATGGAGGAACGCAAGGAAAAGGCTTCTGAAGAGGGCGCTCAGATGGACACGGAGGGGCAGGGCACTCCGACCCAGGAAGCGCCTGGTGACTTTCAGAAGGCTCCTACTACAGAGGAGCAGCGGGCCAAAGGCGAGGCCCTTCAGCGCAAGATGAACGAGGAGGCCGCTGAGAGCGACGAGCCTCAGGCTCCGCCGCTGCCTCGGCTCGACATCCCGATCCCCGTCAGCGCCCCGGAGAACCCACCTCAGCCGCCACCCGTCGAACGTCCCACCGACGAGGAGTTGGAGGAGCAGGCGTTCTACACAGACGAGGACGCCACAGAAGAGGACAAGGTCGCCAGCTAGCCCCCACCCCCGTGCCCGGCCTCACTTCGTTGTGGGGTCGGGCACCCCTAATGACATGATTAAACAACTTTTCCCAGAGACTACGACACAATTCCTCGCTCGTATGATCTTGGCGACGAGAGAGGGACAGCAGATCAGCAGCGCCGATGCTCAGCGGCTGAGCGATCATGCGAGCTTCGGCAGTGATATCCCGACGACGATGCCTGAGGAGCGTCGTGACGCAAGCAAGCTCCCCCAGAAAAAGCCGACCCCGGCTGATTTGGTGTCATGAGTGGTGACCCGAGCCAAGTTCCAATCAATCCCCCTCCGTGGGGACCTTCCCGCGATCCGCATTTTGATGCTACGAACAGCTTTGAAGGCTACGGCTTACATTCTCGGGTGGACGTACAGACAGCTATACTGCACGGATGGTGGTACAGACCAGCTTGGTACAACCGACTCATGCCAGACACAAGGCGATGCCGCTTTCATGGTGAGATCATGTTCCCGGAGCAGGAGCTATCACAAGCCGACCTCGACATCATGTACGCGGCTCAGAATGCAGGAATGGCAACGGGGCCGATAGGGTAATGGCCGGCATCATCATACCTACGAACGGCTCTGGACTGGGCTCCAGGGTCATGCCGCTCGAACAGGGCAGCAAGCCGCCGACGAATGAACTGGGGAGCTTCGGCATCTGGGCTGGTGGCTACATGCCGCAGTGGGCCGTCCTCGTGGCGATGGACGAACTCGAAACCAACACGAAGCTGGCATTCCCCGAGAGCATCTACACCTACCATGCGATGCGCTGTGACCCGCAGATTCAGGGCCTGCTTACAGGGGCGATCTGGCCGCTGCTCCGCATGAGGTGGTTTATCAACCCGAACGGCGCCAAGGAAGAAATCGTTCAGCACGTCAGCGCCGACTACAACCTGCCGATTGAGGACCCGCAGGCGCCACCTCCGCTCCCGCCAAACACCATCCCGCCGACGAATGGCCCGCAGGCTCCTGAGCCGCAACTGCCGCCTGACGTCAATGCGCCACCGAGGCCGACGCCGCGCACACCGTCACTTGCCCCGAAGGTGGACTGGGCAACAGGGTTGCCTATCGACCAGGCACCGATGCCTGTTGCCAAGCCGTTCTACCAGCGACGCACTCAGAACCGCTTCAACTTCCTGGAGCATCTGGAGACAGCCATGGAAGCCATCGCCTATGGCTTTGAAATCTTCGAGCAGGTGGGCTACATCGGGGACGATGGCAATTGGCACCTGAAGAAGCTCGCCCTCCGGCCGCCACAGACCATTACCGAGATTCACCTTGCGCAGGATGGCATGATTGACTATGTGCTGCAAGGGAACCTTCTGGAAGCACCACTCGACATTAGCCGCCTTGTCGTGTATAGCTTTCAGAGGCGCGGTGCCAACTGGCACGGCAGGTCATTGCTCCGAGGGTGTTACGCGCCGTGGCTCCTGAAAGATAGAGCCATGCGGGTCGGAGTGATGAATATCCAGCGCGCCGGGGTTGGAACCCCAGTCGCCACCGGCCACCCCGGCGCCAGTCAGGCCGACCTCGATGCTCTGGCCGCTATGATGACGAAGTGGGTGGCAGGTGATCGGTCGGGCGGCGCTGTGCCATACGGCTCGAATGTGCGACTGATTGGCGTTGAGGGTGGTCAGCCAGACTCAGTGGGTTTCGTCAAGCTCATGAACGAGGAGATGGCTCGGAGCTTCTTCCAGATGTTCATGCAGCTTGGCCAGACGACTTCTGGCTCACGTGCTCTTGGTCAGACATTCGTCGAGTATCACAAACTCGTGACGGAGTACCTGGCTCAGTGGTTTACGATGGTTTTCAACGAGCATGTGATCGAGGATGATATTGACTGGAACTACGGGGCTGACGAAGAATACGCACCACTGCTAGCCTGGAAGTGGGACGAGGCAGGCAGTGACCGTAACCCTCAGGGCCCAGTCGCAGCTACCAACCCTTCTCATCAGATGCAGCAACTCGCTCAGGATGGAAATGTCCAACTCGACCAACAGACTCATGCCTCGCTCTTCAGTTAAACTTCACCCGACTCACGTGGCCGTCGGAGTGAGGCGCTCGACAACGCGGGCGGCGATTGAGCGTGGTTGCCGCTCCCTCCTCGTTCATCGTCGTCCGCTGGAGTGCTAATGAAGACAAATGAAATCACCGTCGATCTGCGAGCCGACATGATGGTGAATACTGAGTACGTGTATCCTGTGCAGAAGAAGTACTCCATCAAGACCAGGGCGCAGGCCGCTAGCTCGATGTCACAGGCCAAGGGCCAGCCCGACTACGGCACTGTTATGAAGGCCGCTTGTCGGAAGTTCCCTGACCTACCGGGTTGCAGCGCCGTCACTATGTCCCAGGGAAAGAAATGAGCAAAGAACTCGACATCGATCTGCAAGCTGCTGTTCTGAAGAGCAAGAAGCGCAACAGCCTTCCAACCCAGAGCTTCGCGCTGCCCAGTCAGCGCAAGTATCCGATCCACGACAGAGCGCACGCCGCCAATGCTCTGGCACGTTCGTCTGGCAAGCCAGAAGCTGCCACTGTGAAGCGCGCTGTGTGCCGTCGCTACCCTGACCTTCCAGCATGCAAGTCGAACTGATCAACGCCGGCCACCTTGATGTAGGCCCGGAGGCCCGGCGCAAGCTCAGCGGCCTGATCAAGTACTACATGCAGAAGCCACACCCGTTCACGGCTTGTGTTCGTGACAACACCAAACGCTTTGGCCCTGAGGGAGCTAAGAGGGTCTGCGCCACGCTCAAGGACATCGGCGAAGGCGACAAAACGCATTGGCGGAAGGGCGGTCGTTCAAGGGCATCGCTGATCGATGATATGATGGCTGCCATTAACTCAAGTGCCATCGACGTGCTTCAGGAGTCGCGCCCTCAGCTTACGACGGTGCCTGGCGTGCAGGTCATCAAGACAGGAATCGAGTACCCGCTCAGCACGGGGCCGACGACCTTCACGCCAGAAGACCTTGCCAGCGCAGTGAACGCACAACAAGACCCTTCAATACCGCAGCCACGTATCTGGATCGGCCACCCAGATGACGAGCGCATCCACGGGAAGCGGGGCGCAGGGACCGCTAGTGGCGAGCCAGCAGTCGGTAAGGTGACCAACATGCGTCTGGTTGAAGAGGGCCATACGATTGTTGGTGACCTCACCGGGGTGCCACTCTGGCTTGCCAATATCATGGGTTCAGCTTTTCCGTCCCGCTCCATTGAGGGGCGCTTCAACGTCAAGACGCCAACTGGCAAGAAGCACCGGCTTGTCATCTCCGGCCTCGCACTATTGGGTGTGACGTGGCCAGGCGTCTTGACGATTGAAGACATTGCCAGCCTATACACAGAGGAGGGTCCAGGAGTCGTTGTCACAGAAAGCACGCCCGAGCTACCAGTTGCTATGGCTGCGATAAGCGGACGTCAGGTCGTCGGCCAAGTCAATGTGGAGGACTTGCGGCGTGCCTGGCATGAGAGCATTCGCGGCGACGGCGACAAGCGTAATTGGTGGATGCGCTCGATCTATGTCGAGCCAAACGAAGTCATCATCGACGCCGACGATGGTGGAACACTGCTGCGGCAGCCGTTCACAGTGTCCGGCAATCAGGTTGCCTTTGGCGAAGCGAAGCGCGTCAAGGTGCAGTACGTCAATGCGAGTCATGGAGGTATCGAGGCCCAGCCGATCAACGAGAACCGCCAGCACATCGCAACGTTCGAACAACACACGCTCGATGTCAAGTTGACGCCGGGCATCAACGTCAAACTAGGAGGGTAGTTCAGTGCGGTTGCACTTTGAGGAAGGTGAGCGAGAACTGCTTGTTGCTCGTCTTGGACTGGCCGATGACGCCGATGACTCGGTGGTCGCCCAGGCTGTGGCGCAGTGGATGCAGGAGGAGCCGTCGGACTCAGGTGAGGGCGACCAGGACGACGACACGAGCGCGAGCATCGACGACCTCAGCACAGACGAGGGCGACGTTGTGATTGTGGACGTGTCCGAATTCAGGCGACTCCGCCAGAGAGACCGTGTAGCAGCCGAGGTCGAGGAGACCAGTCGGCGTCGTGACCGCGATGACCTGGTCGAAGAGGCCATCGCAGATGGGAAGTTCAGCCCGAGCCGCCGTGAGCACTACAGGGCGCGCTACGACAGCGACCCCGACGGGACACGTACCCTGGTGGGTCGCATGGCCAAGCACACCGTGCCGCTGGAAGCACGCGGCGCTGATGTTCCGACCGATGAGGTCGATCAGGACACCTACCCGCAGGACTGGGTCCCTGAAGTCGCTGCCCGCGCCAACCGGCCCAAGGGCCGCGTTCACGGGGAGGACTGATCATGGGTGAAGCAATTGCCTACTACGACCCCGGTGCCGACATCACTTGCCAGCACTCCGCTGGGCAGGTGGGTGGTCGCTGTGTCGCGTGGCCGACGGCCCGAAACGCTGGTGGCCCTTCTGGACCCAGCGACATCGGCGACGGCATCCTCGTCGTCAATAATCCGGCCGCCAACGCTCCGGTGTTCGGAGTTACAAGCCATGACGTGGCCGTTAACGGCTACGTCAACGTCATGAGGGCACCGAAGGTCGTGCCCATCGAGTGCTCTGCCGGTGTCGTCATCGGTGCGTATGTCAGCACTGGTGCGGACGGCCGGGTCGCAACGGCAACCACAGGTCAGGTCGCTGTCGGTCGCGCTCTGACCGCAGGAAGCGCTGGCACATTCGCTGCTGTGCTCCTGTTCGTCGGCCAGATTCTGGCACCATAAGGAGGTGAGAGAAATGTCGGCTATCATGATTCCGGACATCGAGCAGGTCATGGAGTACGCCTCCGCTGATCAGTCTCGGGTCAATTTCGAGCCTGAGTTCATCGACCTGGGTGATGGCTACTTCGCTCTGGCCTCTGGGCCGGAGATTCTGGCAGCAGCAGTTCCAGCACAGGTGGCGCACCCGCTGGGTGCTCCTACCATCAGTGGCACGAAGATCACCGTTGACTTCATGCTGCAACAGCCGGTTCGCATCACCCGCATGATCATGGACATGACGCTCCAGCGATTCGTCGCTGATCGCATCTTCGCCAGCGGCGGAGGAGTCACCGGCGGCGCTGTTGTGTTCGACACCGTGGAGGCCAACGACCTCTACACGACGCGTGATGTCGAGCGTGTCTCGCCTGGTGCCGAGTTCCCGATCATCACAAGTCAGCGCCGGGCACCCGGCGTGGCCGAGGTCGAGAAGTGGGGCGGCAAGGTCTGGATCGCCGATGAGGCGAGGGACCGCAACGACGCCACCCTGTTCACGAATCAGCTGCGTCAGCTGTCGAACACAATCGTGCGCAAGATCAACGCACGAGCCATCCAGGTTCTGGAGGCAATGTTCACGGCATACCCGTCCAGGGTTGTCGTGTCGAAGTCGCAGGCGGTTGGCGGCTGGGATGCCGTCACCCCGTATGGCGCCACCCCGTCGGCACCTGGCGCTTGGCCGGCTGCTGACTTCGCGATGGCGGCTGAGATCGCTGAGACCGATGAGTTGGGGATGAGGTACGACCTCTGGATTCTCAACCCCGGCAACTACACCGATCTGCTGCTGCTGTACGGCGGCGACGGAATCCAGGAACTCCTGAGCACGCTCAGCCTGGAGGTCTACGTGACGAATCGTGTGCCGCTCAACACGGCATACGTCGTCGCACAGGGTCAAGTCGGTCAGATGAGGACGGAGCAGCCGCTGGGCACTGAGACCTGGCGGGAGCCGAACAGGCAGCGCACCTGGGTGCAGTCAAGCGTCAGGCCGCTGATGTTCGTCGACAACCGATTCGCCGCCCTCAAGGTGACGAACCTCAAGGGCTGATATGTCAGCCACTCAAATAGCGCCTGTGTCCAACGATCTGAAGCCGGTCCGTGTACACGTGCGCCAACTCGACTATCTGACGAAGGGCCTGAACCCGCTAGGGCAAATGATTGACAAGATGGCGACGGCCTATGGCCCTGGGGCGCCGCAGCTGGATCCAGTTGCTCGTGGACTGGAGCTTGGCAGCCAGGAGTACCTCGACGCCGCCAGCGACTACAAGAATGGTCAG